TCCATCCACATCTATCTCGCGGATTTCCACAAAATTGCTTAACTGCTTATTCATAATTTTCACCCTTTCTGTTTAGTTTTAACTTAAGCCAATTGAACCCGCGCAAATGCTTCTTCCAGAACCGGCATGCCGTCGCCTTCATAGCGCCCGATAAAACCAGTTTGGTTGCTCTCGGCGTAAAGCTCGACAAGCCTCTGCATTTGCATTGCAAGGCTGTCAACTATCCAGTAGTAGCGTAAGTCGCCAAGGATTCCCACGTAATTGCCAGAGCCAAACGTGTTGGGCACATGCTCCGACATTGCCATCGGGAAGTCCAGTAGCCGGTCGGGTTGACCTGCCTGCAGTCCCTGGGTCCAAATATACTGACCGTCTCCGTCCTTGAGTTTGCGGATTTGCTTAACAGCATCACGATGAAACATCCAGCGTGCCCGCCCCCAATATTGCGGCTTCAACGAATACTTAACATTAATCAATCCGTCAGCCGTAATAGCGTCGGTTTTCATGCCATCATCAACGTCGCGGCTGGTGCTGATACCGTCACTGCTTGCAGTGAAAAGTCCCAAGGGTCGTCCGTCGCCATCCCCGGTAAGGTATGCCTTCTCCTTGGTAATGCCAAGTTTGTATGCAAGCCGTTCCCTTAAAATAGATTCCGGTCCGAGGGCAGCTTTCCGCAGCAAGGTGTTGGAAATCTTCACCCGCTTTGCGAGCGGATACGGCCGCAGTTCGCGCTTGCCAAACTTGGCTTCGGTTTCACTGCCGGTCTTAAGTTCGGAAGTCCAGTCCCAGTCATCAACATCCTCGTCCAAGTAGGGAATCCCCAGGCTGGCAGCTTGGTTAAGCTGCTGCACGGTTGCATATTGCCTGATATACACCTGGTCATCTACTTCTTTAAGCAACTGCTGCACCATTTGCTGAGGTGCTACCAGGTATCCGCCGCCCTCGTCACTGTCAGCCTGCATTGCGCGGTATTCTTCCGCGGTCAGCGCAGAGGGCCCATTGGCAATCCAGCGATTGCAGGCTTCCCGGTATTCTTCCGCGGTTACAAGTTCCCGCTTAGGTATTTCGCCGCGCTCTTCCAGGAGTTTATGCAGGGTCCTGTTTTCTTCCCTCTTTTCCTCTTCTTCCGTGCGCTGGTCTTTTACGGTTTCGGTGTTCTCCAGATTGCGCTCGCGCTCAATTTGCTTTTCCATGCGCTGGATTTCTTCGCTCTTCTTGTCAATGTCAGCATCCATCCGATCGTATTGCTCAGACTCCTCAGCGCTCAGACTCCGTTTTTCCTCCTGCGCCTTGTCCAGCAGCGCACGGGCTTCGTGAACTACCTTGGCACGCTCCTGCTTCTTCTCGATTAGCCTCTCGTAAAGGGTCATAATCTAACACTCCTTTTCTTTTAGTTCTAACTTTTTGCGTTCAATATCAAGCACCGCCCGGTACTCTTGCTCATTCGCCTCTTCATCCTCCGCCCGGAGGGAGGCGAGATATGCCTCTCTTGCTTCCTCGGCATTTCTCATATCTACCGACGTGGCAGGATAAGCCCCGTCAGTTACAACGCTAACATCCGCAAGTCTTGAAACTTTTAATATTTCACGAACAATTTCGCCGTTTTTGTGGTTTATTTTTTCTCCATCCTCAGCCACCCTAAAGGCAAAAGAACAATCCTTCATTAAACCGTTTTTTACCTTTGAATATGCGCGGCTTGAATCTGGATCATCTCCTATTAGGTCTATTTCAAATTTAAGCCCCTTCTGGTTTTCCTCGAGGGTTAGGTTGCCAACACTCTTTCTTGCAAACACGGTTGACCTGTCGTGGTTTATGCATGCAATAACATCATCGTCGCTTGATAATGCCTCCCTGAAACATCCTGGCCGCAATATCTCTTTAAACCCACCCAGGTCAACGCTGTAGCGATTAAATACTGCGGCATATCCAATTATTTTTGCTTGCTCCTTTTCTTCATCAACCCTAACCTCTAAATCCTGAGAATCAATCTTTCTTAGTTCAACAGTTGAACCCATTTCTTACACCTCCAAAGTTTTGCATTAAAAAAGCGCCCTTGTTGGAGCGCCTTGTAAGATATTATGAGAAAAACATTCGTTAGAGTGCTAATTGTTTTAACTTCTCTTGTATGTGTTGTTCTATATTTTCTACATCATGTTTTACCTCAATCAGCAATATCTTTTCCTTTTTACAATAATCCCTTTTTATTTTATCGTTTCTTCTTCTTTTTTCGTACCCCTCTCGCCCTCCGAAATATGCAATCGGTCTGTAGTGTTGTTCACCCTGATATTCGATAAAACCTATAATGTCCTTATTGTTATCTAAAAGCGCAAAGTCAAAAGGTAGCGCCATTATGTTTTTGCACTTTTCCGTCCTGTATTGAGGTATAAATTCGATCCCTTTTTCTTTTAAGTATCCGCCTATCGCCCGCTCTCCCCTGCTTGCAGCACAGACAGGGCAGCGAGAACCCCTCAAAAAGTGTCCAGGCAATGGATAAAACTCTAACCCACATTTTGCGTGTCGCATTTTTATAGGTGTCTGCCTATTTTTGTATTCCCCTAATACCTCATACTCATCTTCTAACAAACTTGCAACCTCTTTGATAAAAATTTCTGTACTTCGTTTGAGCATACCAGAACATTTTGGGCATCGCACACCATTTCTTGTAAAATGCCCCGGTAGTACTGAATTAACAAAGCCACACTTATTATGCTTTATATCAACCTTTTCCCCGGCATGCTCATATTTGCTTAGCACTTCAAACTCACTACCTACGAGTTCGGCAACCTCTGCTCTAAACTCTTGGTCTGTTTTTCTGTAGCGTTTACCCATTTCATTGAACGCACACACCCTGCAACGGTCGCCTTTTCTATAATTGCTATCTAAAACCCAATATTCCCTACCGCAAGCATCATGTCTAACATAAAAGTATATATAACCATTTTCGCGCTTTGCACTTAATATCTCATAACCTATTTTGTCTATTTTTCTTGCTCTTTCTATGTGCCACGACAAAGACCTAGACATTTTTTCACTTATTTTTTTGCCTTTGCAGTTCGGGCACCCCCTGCCCTGCAAAAAACTTGAAGGAACAACTTCGTATTCATGCCCACAATCCAGGTGCTTCATTTTTACTTTTACGTTGTCTTTAACATATTCACTTAATAATTCATAGGCACCTACCCCTTTTTTTGCTACCTGAATTGAAAATTCTTTGTGTGTTTTCTTGCGCATACAAAAACACCTCCCTAGTGTTTCCCCATTTAATAGAAGTGGGAAAGCGGCTGGGAAGGCCGCCTTGTCGGGGTGCACTCCCTATCCCACAGTTATATTATATCGTATTTATCACTCAACTTCCAATCCGCAGACACAACCTTGATGCAAGGGTGGAGTCAGTGTAGGTTTCCTGATTTCCATGACACCATCCTCCGAATCAAGTTTATCGTTTTTACCTACAAAAGGCTGATCGATCGCCACTACTCTGCCCGACAATTCTTCGCAATAGGGGCATGGTTTGTCTCCTTGGGTTACCCATCGCCATCTTGTTACTCCTGCTCCAACAAACACAAATTTAGTAACTACGCTGGACGCCTCTATCGTCTCATTCCTTGCAACCTTCTGCGGCCTTTTCTCCTCCCATTCTTCCAGCCTTTGTTCAATCTCTTCGGTGGGATTTTTGCCTTCTTCGGCTGCCTGCCTTATTAAAGCCTCGATTTGCCCTCGCGAAGAACTGGTATAATTGCGTGCCCATATATCGGCATAACCATCCATGTGCTCCCTTAGTCCGTCTGACACGTCAACATCCTCGCCGACTTCTTCCACGGAGATGTCATGTATTTGCTCCGCGTATGACAGAAGCGCAGGCATAATAGCCCTCTTCATCCAGTTGGGGGCTTCTTCGTAATATTGCTCCAACCAAGCCCGGAAGTCTTCATCGCTGCGATCACCGTATATCGACTTTAGTTTTTGAGTTATGTCGTTTTTCTCCCGGCGGACGATCCGTTTTGCCGCGTCCTCAAAAACCCTTTCGTGGCGGTTAGCCACCCGGTTTTTTTGCTGGGCACCCCGCATCTCAAGGCTTCTATTTTCTTCTATTTGTATTGCCCCGCGGTCATTTTCAGCCTGTTCTTTGCTTAACTCCTTCGGTATCCAGTTAAGCGGGACATAGTATGTCTTTCCAAGCCCGTCAGGTTGCGGGTTCATATTCTCTAATGCCCGCCACTCATCGGCATTTATTACGCCGTTTTTCATCATAATGTCAAGCGCGCGTGCGCGGGATTCGGCATCCCCCCGTAGCAGGCCGTCAACATTAAACTCTGCAAAATATTGTCTGCGCTCGGTAGGGGTGAACAGCGAGCGCAACATTTCCTGCTCCCAGCATACTAAGTAAGGCCGCAAAGAATACTTGACAAAACTTATATCCTGGTGCTCCACGTTTGAGAATGTTGCCCGCTCCAAGTCCATTATCAGGTGTGGCGGCACGTTGTAAAATCTGGCAATTTCGACTACTTGGAATTTGCGTGTTTCTATAGCTTGGGCTTCGTTGGGGTTTACCGTTAATTTATGGAACTTGAGCCCTTCTTCTAAAAACATCAACCTGTGGCTGTTGCCGAGTCCGGTGTACTTCTCCTCTGCCGACTCCTTGAATCTCCTGTAGCTCTCGTCTGACAGCTTGCCAGGATACTCCACAATCCCGCTGGCGTTTGCACCTTCCCCGAAAAACCTGCCCCCAAACTCTTCCGCCGCCATTGACAGCCCGATTGCCTCGCGCGCCAAAGCCACCGGGTGAAAGCTCTTGTGGTTCTCAATTCCCACCCATTGCAGGTGCAATACATCTTCCGGCATAAGGACCTTGTAAGTGCCGTCCGGCAGGGTTACGCTATATCGTATATCGTTTCCACCCTTAACCCAATGCTTTGTGATATAACCCGTAGGAATGGGCCACAACTCTATTATTTCACCTGCATTGTTTCGCACAATTTCAGCCACCGCATCGCCTGTCAGCAGTAAGTTAACCATCATAACTATCCGCATGGTATAGCTGGTGCAGCGCGGATTGGGTAAATCGTGCAACAAAACATAAAGCGGGTGGTTATAAGCCTTCTCCTTTTCATTCCCGTCCGTGCGCGCGTACACATGAAGAGGTAAGCTTGCAACCGTTTGTGCAAGAACCCTCACACACGCAAAAACGGCAGTTACTTGCACCGCCGTTAATTCGCTTACCTGCACCCCTGACTTTGATTGTGTGCCCCCAAACATATCCACCATCCACTGCTTGGGCCTCGATAAAGTTGATATGGCCGACCGAAAGGCCAAATAATAAAGTATCAATCTATCCAGCAAATTATCTCACTCCCTAAAGAACGCCCCTGTGTTCGTAAATGCTCTCTCTATCCTCGTATCGCATTGCCCTGTCCATCGCGTTTATCATTGCCGCCAGGCCGTCAATCCTCTCGGTGTTCTTCTTTTTTACTGGCCGGATGTTCTCGTTTTCATCTTGCTTGACTTCCACGTTATTAACATTCCATCTAAGTATC